CTACTCGTTTAACTCCCGGCGCTCCGAGTAGGGGGTGCCGAAGAACACGTTTCGCAAAGCCTCGCCCGCATCATCCGCCGCCGCCAGCGCCTCGGTATACATCTGGACCTGGTAGAACGGGAGCCAGGTGACCAGGGTGGCCGCTTTGGCAATGTTCCGGAAGTCGGTCCAGTCGCCCTCCAGGGTGGCGATGTCCACTACGCTGCCCGCGCCCTTGACCAGGCTCTGCACCACCTGATCCATCGGGGTACTGGGCATGGCGAAATCCATGGTCGCGGCCCGGTAGATGTCGCGGAAGATCGGCAGGCCGGCAACGTAGGTGCTACCGATCCGCTCAGCCAGGAACGGCGCCATATCCTCCTTGTCCTCGTCGTCGCCGCGCAGCAGTGCCTCCACGATTGAAGGCGCCAGCACGATCCAGAAGTTCGCCGCGGCAAATTTCTGCAGGGATTTCAGCCGGCCGTTCGGGCCCTCGCCACGCCAGAACCCGCGCAGCAGATCCTGCCGGCCGGTGAGGCGCAACTGATTGTGCTGCACCGCGAAGTACGAATAGAACAGGGTCACCAGCTTGGTCAGCTCGTTGCCCTGCTGCAGGCCTGCCAGATCCTTGAGGCCACCGCCGGACTGGGTTTGCCGCACGGTGGCGTCAGCGTACTGCTGGGACTCCTGGACCGTCCGGCCCTCCTCCTGGGCCTTCTCGTAGGCCGCAAGCCAGGTCACCGCGTTGATCTGCTTCTGCACCGCGATCAGCATGTAATAGGCGTTATCCATCAGCCACTGCGACTGCGCGATGATCGGATTGCGCTTCATCACCTCGACGGTGCGGTCGGTGAACTCGCGCACGTCCCGGTCGATCTGCTTGTCCAGATACTGCAGCTCGGGGGAGCCATCCAGCGCGCGCTGATAGTCCGGGTGCACCCGGGCCTGCCCCGCGGTGCTGGCGCGGCCATAGGCCAGTTTCAGGGTCCAGCGCGCCACGCGGGCAGCGCCCACCTCTTTGGCCGCCGGCCCCAGCCCGAGGGCCTGCATGCCGGCGCTGGTCACCTTCCACCCCAGGCCCAGCAGAGAACCGCCATACCGCGCCCGGCGGAAAATGGAATCCATGGTCTTGGTGGCGTCGTGGGAAGTCTCCGCCAGGGTGCCGTTGGCGGCGATGTTCTGCAGCCAGGAGCGCAGTTGCTTGTACCCTTCCAGGCCGAAATAGGCCTCATACATGGCCCGGAACTGCTCCTTCCTGCGCAGCTTGTCGAAGTTGCGCACCGCCTCGTAGTGGGTCACATAGTGCACCACCTGGTGGAGGTGCTGCGGCAGGCCGGCCAGGTCCAGGCTCAGCACACCACCGGAGCCCGACATGCGCTCCTTCGTCATCGACTTGGACACCTGGCCGGTGATCGGGCTCGGGCCCATATCCACGGAGTTGGCCTCCTCGAGTACGGCCTGCTCGCGGGTGCCTACGCTGTCCTGGTACTTCACCGGGTAGTACCAGCCAGACAGGGTGACGCCATGGCGGTCCAGGTACAGGGGTTTCGGTTCCACCTTCGGCGGCCGGATGCCGTCCACCCGCTCGGACACCTCGGCCATTGGCTCGTAGAAGGTGTCGATCATCTGGCCCAGGGCCTCGATCCGGCGGAAGTCGTCCAGCGTCAGCTCCTCCTGGAGGCGCTTCAACACCGCATCCTCGCGGCCCTTCCAGCGGCGGGAGAACAGGCGGTCCCAGTTGCCCTGATTGCCCATGTTCAGGACGACGACATACAGGTCGGCCCGGGTCATCTTGGTGCCCAGGAAGTCAATGTTCTCGCTCAGGCGCTTCGCGTGCTGCCGGTCGATGCTGCCCATGATCTCTTTCAGCTTAACCACGGAGTCGTGCAGCATGGCCTCCTTGGCGTTCTGCGCATCCACGAACGGCTGGAAGATGGCCCGGTGCCACTTGCCCGCGATGTCGCCGTCGGCAAACCGGCACTCAAATTCGATCTTGCGCAAACTCGCAAGGTAGCTGGTGAACAGCTTGGTGATCGGGCTCCGGTGGTCGACGGAGTAGCGGTCGATTTTCTCCCGGGTCATGTTCTCGGACGCGATGGCATCCAGCTCGGCGATCAGCTCCTGCGCCTCCACCATCTGGCCCTCGACCCGCACCTTGTCGGCCTCGCGCCCTTGCTTGGCCAAGGCCTGCACGGAGCTGTCCAGCTGCTCCAGCTGCTCCAGGGTCATCTCGCGCCAGTTGGTCAGCTCGGCGCCAGCGTACAGGGCCGGGTCGACGTGCACAGGCTCGCCCGCATCCATGGCCGCCTGGACGTACTCCAGCACCCGGCGGCGCGCGTCGATCTTCGACAGCGGGGTGCGCTTGAACTCCACGCCCGCCAACAGCGCGTCGATGGCGTTGGCCGCGGCCGGGTCACCCTTGCGGATCCGGGCCATGTACTTCGGGCTCTCGAATTTCTTGAGCTTGCCCCGGATGGTTTCGGATCGGGTCACCGCGGCCTGGGCCTCGCGGTACAGGTGGTGATTCAGCAGCTGCCGGCGCTTGTGCTCCAGAGCGGCCGCGTAATCCTCGGCTGCCACTGCCTCCTGCGCCAGCCTGGCCGCTTTCAGCTCCGCCTGGTAGAACTTATGCGGGCGGATGCCGCGCAGCGCCAGGGACCGGACATGCGCCCTGGCGGCCTCCTTGGTGGCCTGGTTCAGGGTGGCGCGCTCCGGGGTGCCCAGCCGGCGGTGCAGGGCCCGGGCCTCGGCCACCAGGAACGTGGCCATCTGGTTGTTCCGCAGCGCGAGGGCGGCCTGCTCCACCGTGTCGGTGTCTTGGGCCATATTGCCAAACTCCTCGTCCAGCTTGGCCTGCACCCGCTCCTTGATGACCTGCGACCGGGGCGGCGCCGCGATGATCTGCTGCACCATCTGGTAACCGGAGTCGAACCCGTAGAGATCCGCCAGCACGTCGGGGTGCACACCCCTCTCCCGGGCCACCAGGCCCACCAGGCGGCGGTTGACCTTCGGGTCGGCGAACATATCGGTGATGGCCTGGCTGGACATGCGGCGGCCCAGCAGGTGGTCGGGCACAGCGATCTGCTCGTCGTTGCCGGTGCGCAGCAGGCGCTGGACCGAGTAGACCGGCTGCGCATTCACCTCGGCGGTGATCTCCTCGGTGAGGTTCTGGCGCCGCTGGCGGTAGGCATCCGACCGCATGCGCTTGATCTCCCGCTGCGCCGCGGCCAGCATCTCGTCCTCGCCGGCCTGTATCGCCGCCTGCTGCAGTTTCACCAGCTCGGCATACTCGGCTTCGCTCAGCCCCGACGTTTCGGAGAAGGCCGGCACGATGTCCTGCTGTGCCTGCTGAATGGACTGCTCGGACGCCAGCAGGCGGTCGAACACCCCGCGGATCTCGTCCGTCAGCTCCACGTCCAGGTTGCGCAGCTGCCGGTACACCGAGATCATCCAGGCCTTGAAGCGGCTGAACACCCCGCGCAGCTCTTGGCTCGGGGCCTTGCCTTCCATCAGGTATGCCTCGAAGGACCGGGCAAACACCTCGTGCTGCTCGGTGGTCAGGTCGCCGTCGCTGCCCAGGTACTGCTTGATGATCTCCCAGTCCGCCGCGATGTCCGCCGGCACATCATCCGCCAGCGCGGCGCGCTTCATCAGCTCCAGGTACAGGTGGCCAGACTCGTGCACAAAGGTGCTCAGGTTCGCGTTGCGGGTCAGGGTGATGGTGAAGTCGGAGGCGCGGACCACCAGGTAGCCGCGGGCTTTCTGGCGGCCTTCACGCTGCATCAGGATGTCACGGACCTGCACGCGGCTATCGTCGTACACCACATAGTTGTAGGTCTGGCCATCGGCCTTGCCGCGGCTGAGATCATCCAGGTATCGATGCCCGGGGATGCCAGCCGCTTTCAGCGCCATGGACGCGGCGCGCGGGCTGCCCAGGTCCGTGGTCAGGCCGTGCACGAGCGCGGCTCCGGTGGTGTTTCCGGCCTCCAGCGGGCCCAGCTGCTCCGCTGTAATCGAGCCCGGGGGCATATCGCTGGCCAGCTGGCGCAGCGCCTGCTGCACCGCCGGCGGCTGATCCCGGAGAGGTGCATCCCACAGCAGCATTTCGCTGTCCTCGGGGATCTCCGCCTCGTAAAGGTTGCCTTCCCCCTCGATCTGCAGGGTGCCGTCGGCCTTGATCTGCTCCAGGGCGCGCAGAATCTCCTGCTCAGCAGCCAGCGTATCCGGCTTCATGTTTGCGCTGGCGCTGTACTCCTCGACCCACTCCCGCTGATCGCGGATTGCCTCGTCAATGTCACCGCGGGCAGCGATGATGGCGTCGTCCACGTCCTCGTTGCCGGTGCTCCAGCTGCCCTGCCTGTTACCGTCCAGCAGGACATTGCCGTCCACAGTCACTTTCTGGCTGAGAGCGTCCCGGTAGTATTCGGCCACCTCTTTTTTGCCGGCAAAGTACAGGCCCCAGCCGAAGGCCTGCGCGCCCTCACCGGTGCCAATCTTCTCCAGGGAGAACTTATCGAACCGGTGCGGCGTGCCGTGGTAGGCCAGCTGATGAAAGATATTCCCTGACCCCGGGTCAAACGTGCCTCGGTTGCTGGTTGCAGACTTAATCTGGCTCGAATCGAACACCACATAAGTATCTGTGGCGCGCGTTCTCGGACCGTTGTTGTAGTTGTCGCGGACGTTTCGAATTATCACGCCATCGTGGCCGTCCGCCTGGGCCTTCTCGATCACATCGGTGGTCTTTCCGATAGCCTGGGCCTCGCGCCACTCCTTGCCGGCGCCCTCTACGATCAGTGGATTTTCCAGCTTGAGGTAGGCCGGGATAACCTCCGGCTCAGCATTCTGATAATCCCATGCACGACGGTCATCCGCGTAGCTGCTCGCGGTCGACCGATCTTTGGCAAACCAGAATGCGCCGACCCCCCTCTGCTCGCCAAAGCGATCTGACATGCTCATAAACATGCCGTCAGATTGCAGAAAGCGACCATCGGGAGTCCCGTGATACACCACCAGCGGATTGCCAGCAGCATCAACCACCTTGCTGTCACCGAACCACGCCTTGAACTCAGGAGTCTGGATCTGTTCAGGCTGCTCCATCTCGGTGATGCCGATGCGCTCCAGCACCTCCTCGTTGGACATGGCAGACAGGTCGATCTGCTGGGCATCCAGCTCCTGCTGCAGGGAATCCAGAGAGGACTGCAGCTCCTGCATCTGCGGGGACAGGTTGGTGGGAGAGTAGATCGCCTCGCCGCGGATCTCGCGGTCGATGGCATCCAGCAGGGCCTGCTCCTCACTGGCGAACTCGCCCCGCTCCAGGTAGCCGGCGTCCCGGGCGCGCTCGAAGGCCTCCTCCATGCTCAGCCCCTGTTCCCGGGCCAGCCGGCGGCGGCCGTACTGGGTCAACTGGCGGTCGAGATCCCGGGCGGACAACTCGCCGCCCTCGGGCTCGCTGATGCCACCGGCGGAGATCAGGAACTCCACCAGGCTCTCGCCGAACACGTCGCGTTGCTGCGGCCCGCGGCCCTCGCGCAGCAGGTTCAGCAGCCCGCCGGTGTAGGTGGGCACGTCGACGCCCTCCTGCTCCACCACCTCGCCCCGGATGCTGATGTTCTGCTCGCGGTAATACTGCAGAGGGTCCATGCCCTGGCGCTCGGCCATCCGGCGGATGCCGGCGGTGAACAGGGTGGCCTCCATCTCCGCCACCTCGGCCCGGCGGCCAGCGGCCAGCAGCTCGGTGTAGACCTGGCCGTAAAGCGGATCCTCGGCCTTGTCGATCTCACCCATCTGCGCCTGGTATTCCTCCAGGGTCGCCTTTGCCTCGGCCTGGGCCGCTTCCTGCTGCCGCGGGGTGGCTTCCAGCGGGTCGAACGTGATGTCCTGCATCACCTCGCCCAGGCGGCTGCTCGGTGCCACATGGGTGACGAACTCATCCAGGGGAATGGCCACATAGCTGTCGGTGGCCTCGGCCTCCTGCAGCTCCTGGAAGGTCTTGGGCATCATCGCCTCGATGTCGACCATCTCCTGGAACAGGGTGGTGGCCGCCTCGCGGTCCATGTAGAGGGTGTCGACCAGGCCGTGGCGCTCCTGCACCTGGCGGATGAATGCCTGGAACTGCTCGGGCGCGCGGCTGTGCAGCTTGGAGCTCTGAACGTCCTGTCCCAGGGCCTCGAACACCTCCTGCATCTGCTTGGCCTTGCGGTTCTCGCTCACCGCCTCGCCAGTGCGGACTACGGTTGCCGGAGCACCCAGGCCCAGGGCCGCGCGCAGACCGACCTGCCCGGCCTCCCAGGCGCGCTCACCGACGGCAGACAGCTCCTCCCGGGTCGGCAGTGCGCCCTGCAGGGCAAACTTGCCCATCTCGACGGTGATCTCCTGCATCGCCTCGGTCAGGCCCTCGCTGGCCGCCCCCAGGGTGTAGGAGTAGCTGATCTCGGCCAGGCTCTTGGCCAGCTCCGGGCGGCGCAGGATCTCCCGCACACCGCCCTTGCCGGCGACCCGCAGCAGCCCGAACAGGGAGCGCACCCCGGGGATCTTGGACAGGCCAGTGAACTCGAGCCCAGCATTGATGCCGCCTACCAGGAGGGCAGCACCCCGGGCCGCATCCCGGCTCACCGGTTGCCCGGTGGCATCTTTCAGCCCGCGGTACTCATCGAATGCCCAGCCGGCCTCGATCTCGAATATCTCCTTTGAAGAACCGATGGCAAGACCTGCCGCACCGGCACTGATGGCCGCTGGCGGCCCGCCGGCCATGAAGCCACCGGAGCCGGAGTAGGCCGCCGCCATCCCGGCGTCAGGCAGCACCCCGGAATACATGCCGATCATCTCGGCGGTGTCGGTGGGGATCCTGGCAAACCAGTTCATCCCCTCGTCGGGCTGGCTGGAAACGGCGTCCCGGTACTGCGCTGCCCGGGTGTCGTAGTCGGCGTCGTCGTCCCACATCAGGCTAAACAGTGCGCGCCCGCCGTCGGCGACAGCCCGGCCCTTGTCGAATTTCTGGCCGATCTTCCCCAGGTAGCTGGTGTCGTCCTCGACCTTGGCCAGGTTCTCGGCGTCGTCCAGGTTCTCGCCGTTGACCAGCATATCCCGGGTGACAGAACCGCGGTCCAGCTTCTCGTAGAGCCGGCGACTTTCCGCGAACCGGTTGAGGTGGTCGAAGTTGCGCTCCACGAACGCGGTGTCCTGAGTGCCCAGGGCCTCGGCCAGGCGCTTCGACTTCGCCGCCTTCTCCTCGTCCCGGTCCAGCGACATGCGCACGCCACCGGCCAGGGCAGTCTGCTCCTGGCCTTTCAGCTCCTCGGCTCGCCGCTCCGCCGCGGCCATGAACGGATTATTCAACTGACGCACTCCGGTACAGGCGCATGATCTCCTCCTGAGTGGCCGGCAGGTTCTGTGCCTGCAGGGCCTCGGTGATCTGGCGCATTGTGGTTTCGTATTGCACCAGATCCTCGCCCAGGTCCTGGTAGATGAAGTCGTAGATGTCGGCGTACTGCGCACCGCGAACCTGGAACCCGAAGAAGGTGGTCGGCTCGCTGGTTTTCATGCTGCGGGTAAGCCGGTCGGAAATGGCGATCTTCTCGTCGGAGGTCAGCGCGCGCTTCTTGTCCATCTCCTGGCGCTGCACCTCGTAGTCGTACTGCCGGCGGAAGTCTGCCGCCTGGCGTGAAGCCAGATCCCGGTTGTCCGAGGTCTTGGTGGTATCGATACCCAGCACCTTGAGCGCATCGCCGACGATCTGCGCGTCGGTGGTAATGCCGCGGCCGTACTCCGGCTGCTTGGCCAGCTGCTGGCCCTTGGCTACCAGGGAGGTGTAATCCGACTGCTTGAGTTTCGGAGTGGCACGCTCCAGCTCCCGGCGGAATGCGACGGCATCCCCGGACGCCAGAATATCGTGCAGCTGCATGTAGACGGCCGGGTCGGTCTCCTCGGCGTAGTAGGAGCCAGTGCCCGCGGCATTCTCGAACATGGCCCAGGCCGCCTTGATGTCCGCGGCGGACATGAACTCCAGCTCATTGAGGCCGGCCAGATCCGAGGCGTTCACGCCCTCGGTGTTCGCCTTCGTCAGGAAGCCCTGCCACCAGTTGGCCCGGTTGCGTTCCTGCTGCTCCGTCTGCAGTGCCTTCTGCTCGGTCTCGTAGGCTTTGGCCAGCTGGGTCAGCTCGCCGATCTTCTGCTGCCGCTGCTGGTCATTCAGCGGGCTGGCGGCCAGGTAGTCGTCGGTACCCATGCGCTCCGCCTCGGCGCGCAGCTGCTCCGGGGATCCGTCCCGGGCCAGCCGGTTGAGGCGGGCCACTTCCTCGGCCTGGCCTACCTCGTCCAGCAGCTGGGCCTTGAGCGCAGGATTGTCCGCGAACACCGGGTCCGCCAGCTTGTCGCGGGCGGTCTGCCAGTTGCCCGCCACCAGGGCGGCATTGAAGTCAGCCTTCACCCGATCCCGGTGGAACTCGTGGGCCAGCCGGGCAGACTCCGCGACAGAGGCCTCGATCTCCTGGCGCTCGATGTCCCTGGCCTGCTGCAGGAAGGCCTCGCGCCCCATAGGTGAGGAGATCTCACCGCCCTGCACAGACTTGAGCTCGGAGATCGTGCGCTCCTTGAGAAAGGTGTACCACTCGTGCTTGGGGATATACTCCCGGCGCCGGCCGTCGGCCGTGGTGGTGGATACCTGGCCCTCCAGGCCCCATTCCTCGATCTGCTCCGGGGTGACCACGCGCATGCTGGCCACCTCGTTCTCGAAGTGACTGAGGCCGTCGCGGAACTGCGACATGGCGGTGGTGGTTTCGTACTTCACCGTCCGCTCGGCGAAGGCGCGGCCCACCTCGAACACGGCGTTCTGCACCTGCTGCTGCTGGCGGAAGTCAGCCACCGCGGCCTCGGGCCCGATGGTGCGTGCCGGGCCGGACACCCGGCGATAGTTGATCTCTGGCAGTTTCATCAGGCCTTCCATGGCGGCGTGTAGCCGCCTTGCTTCGAGTAGCTGCCGAATACGCCAGTCTGCGCCGCAGAGCCAAGGCCGGCGACCATGGAGGCGACACCGGAGGCGCGAATCTGGCTGGCCGCCATGGCGCCGCCCTTCTTGACCACCAGCTCCTCCAGGCGCGACTGCTCACGGTCCCAGGCGATGTCAGCCCGGAACTGGGTTTCCAGTTGGTTTGCATATCGCTTATTGCTGCCGGTGAACAGCATATTGTTCGCCGCGATGGCAGCCCGGGTGCCACCCAGCACCTGCTCCATCTCCAGCTCGGCCCGGCGCTGATTCTCCAGGGCGGTCTTGCGGATCAGCTCCGCCTGTTGCCGGGCCAGGCGCTCGGCATCTTCCTCGGCGCCGCCACCCAGGCCACCAAGCACGCCACCAATGACGGCGCCAGCCGCAGCACCCCACGGACCGCCGATCTGCATGCCGACCGCGGCGCCTTGCCCGGCCCCTCCAATCGCCCCACTCGTGCGGGTGCTCATTGCCATGGCCTACCTCCTCACGTTCACGAGCGCGCTGGTGCGCAGCCGCTCGTTGCTGCCCTGCTGGCCGTCGCGCGCCGCAGCCTCGGCCAGCTTGCGCTGGTACAGGGCCCAGGCGTCGGCCTGCTTCCGGCGGTCCTCGGTCAGCGGCATGGCCAGATCCGCCGCCAGTCGAGCCGCGAGAGCCTGCACAAACAGCTGGCTGAACTTGCCGGTATCGGTCACGCGCTTCACGCCCCACATGTAGACCTTCGATGAACCCGCCAGCACATACTCGCCTTCGCGGGACCAGTTCACCGGCATGCCGTCCGCACTCTGATAGACCCGATACACCGCCAGCCACTCCAGGGGAAGCGGGTGCTCGTAGAGATCACCCCACTCGCTCAGGTCCGCCACCGTCGACACCGCCCGGGCCGTGGCGAAGGTCCACATGCGCTCCTCCAGCACCGCATCGCGCAGGAAGGGGTAGTTGTCCCGGCAGATATTCGCGTTCTGGCTAGCATCGCTGAGCGAGGTAATCGGCCGCTCACCCAGCCACCCCAGCGCCTGGTTGCAGATGCTGACCTCGGAGACCATCGAGCGGTTTTGTTGAGTGGCCATAATCCGTTACCCCTGTGGGAATATACAGTATTCTGGAGTTGTATAGTCTGTCCGATTTCTTTTCCAGGCTGCATTAAGTGCCGCTATATCAGCGTTCAAGAGAATGTCAGAATGCTGCCCATTCTGAGCAAAATAGATCCTATCGAAGTCAGAGTTAGGCACGAATGAATACTGGGTGGTGCTGGGATTTAGGGGCGGCACCGTATAATCGCCGGAAGCGGCAAGTTCTCCGTCCAGATGGATAGCATAGGTGTGGTTGCGTGTGACATTACCGCCAGACAAGGTATCCGGGCCGGTGACTGCAAACCCGATCAGATGCGGCTCGCCATCCAAGGGGAAAGGCACGTCAAAACTGGAAAAACCAGATCCGGTTGCACCAACAGTCAAGCGGAGAGTGGTCCCACTATTTACCACCGATAGCGTAGCTTCATGCGACCAAACGGCCGAGGGCGATCCGTCTTGAGCATAGTTTAAGATGAACCTAAATGGTCTCTGTGTTCCTGCGGTTCCGCCACGCCAAACCATGAAGGCGTTATAGCTTGGGCTGGGAATCGAAATACCGTAATCATTACTGTCATCTTTGGCTGTGATGTTCGTGCCAGAACTCCAGCGAATCGCATCACACCCTCCAGGCAGCCATACACCAGAAGTCAGAAGATCATGGTTCGCGCCGGCTGGTGCTACGTCGATATTGACGGTTCCCTCCAGGTATAGATCCACATCGGGATTGTTGTCGCAGGGCCAATAATATTGTGACTGTCCTGCTATCTGCTTCAACGCATCGCATTCATAAGGCCTACATTCCGGGTTCTCCTCGTAGTATTCTCCCTCTGCTGCATCCTCTATCGGGTCAAGCCCTTGCGCCTTTTCCCTGCAGTCACAGTAGTGCCCCTCGATCTCCTGCTGAATCATGCACAGCTTGTCGGCCGCAAACTCGAAGGATTCCGGCGTGAACTCGCCGTCCGTTTCAAATTCCACGTCATTGATGATCGGCGTTTTCCGCTGCATGGTCAGGCGGGTGATCTGCGCTCCAGCAAGTGCCACAAAGAAGGCGTCTGTAAGGGTGATTTTGCCGCGCTTGTAGATAGGCCCGCGCCCCTCAAACTCGATGTCGAAGGCGTAGGTGCCTGCAGGAAATGACTCCCGCGCAGCGACACCACCGGCGACGTAATCCACCCACAGGATGAACGTGGTGTCACCAGTGGACTCGAACTCGAAGAAATACTCCCGCTCATTATCCGGGCTGTACAGTTCAAGTTGGTAGGCACTGTCAATCGTCATGTTTCCCCCGGCCTATCGGTGCAGTCCTCGGCAGAGCCGTCGATCTCAGTGGCGATCTGGTAGAGCTTGTCCAGGCCTGCATTGATCGCCGCTGCAGGTAAATACCCGTAAGGCGGGAACGACATCTCTTGAGTGATCGGCGTGGTGACCACCGCGTCACACTTTCGCTTGGCGATCTCCTGGAAAATCATCGTGTGATAGTCCAGGACATACTCGATCATCTTTGCCCGGAAGGGGCGGCCGGTCGGAAAGTCGACCAGCTGCACGATGCGGGTGTTCCGCTCCACGGTGATGGTGACCGTGCCCGTGGTGTGGGGCCGGTTGAACCGAATAGTACCGCCGGCGTAAACCGGTATCCGGTCCTGCTTGAACTCTGACGTGTAGTCGTTGGGACTGACCAGAACCTTCTCGGTGAAGCCGTCCAGGATCTCGTAAACCTCGATGGACGCCAGTCCGCTGTGTTCGAAGCCGAAGGTGTACTCCCGGTTAGCGTTGGGCAGGAAGGCCTCGGGCTCGTAGATCTCCAGAATCATGAGTTCACCACCAGGTCGCCGTACACACCCAGGATCTCGCACATCACCGGCTGGTCCTCCTCGATGGTGATGACCTGGTAGGGATCCCAGCCCATCTTGGAGACCCCGATGTCGTTGACAACGCTCACCGGCTGCGACTGATCCAATGGGGTCGACGGATTGCGCTCCGCCGGCCGCTCGCCGTTGATGATCGGATTGGAGGAATACAGCACGCGGACGGAGAAGTCCCTGTATCGCATCTTCGCCCCGGGATCGGCGCTTTCCGGCGGCAGAGTCTTGAGGTAACAGCGGTTCAGTAGCCCGACGCGAACCAGGGCCACGGTGATCGGGTTTCCAGCCTGGTCTGTCAGCTCGACCTGGCCGTCACTCACCACGAAAGTGCCGTAGGAATTGGTGTTGTCGTAGACCTGCACCCGCTTTCCATCGAGGTGATTCAGGCCGCTGATGGTGTTGCCCTCGGTCTCCAGGTTCACCACCACCGTGGACGAGGTGTAATCCCAGCGACCAGTTTCACGCCAGTTCGGGATAGCCTCCAGGAACAGCTTGGTATTGCCCGCCACACGGCGCTCCACGACGAGGTATGCCACGTCCACGCCGTTCTCGTCAGCCTGCACGCACAGGTCGCGGATGATGCCCTGGGCCAGCCGGTAGCGGCTCCAGCCGGACACCCCAGACTCCGAGGTGAATACCGCGATCTCCCCGGCCCGGGTGAGCACCAGGCACATCTGGTGCGGGTTCCGCATGCGCGCCATCCGCACGATGCCCGCGGCACAGATCCCGGGGTTCAGCAGGGTGAGATCCGGCGCCGTCCAGCCCTGCACGCGATAGTCATAGGACATGCTGCGGACCTTGGTACCGCCCTCGGCCGCGAAGATCACACCCTCGCCGAATGCCGCCGGCTGCACATTGCTGCTGCCGTGGGTGGAGTGGAGATTCACACCCAGGTCGCCCGGGGAAAAGATGCTGTCGCCGGTGGCGATATACTCCATCTCCATGGCGCCAACCAGCAGAGACTTGTGGCCGTGCACCCACTGGATCGGGCTGCGGTAGATGGCCGTGAACTCGATGCTGTCGTCGGGATTCACCGCATCAGCTGTAAAGGTGTCCCACTCGCCCACCTCGGTGCCCCACACAGTCTCGGTGGCGCTGGTGATCGGCGAGCCCAGCACCTCGTAGGAGTTGCCGCCCGCCAGGATCAGGCGGCCGTGGTAGCTCGTGCAGGTCGCCGGGTAGTTGTCCGCAGCCCACACCACCGGGGCATTGGTGAAAGTGATCTCCTCGAACACATAGGAGCCGCCACCAGTGTCGAAGTACAGGCGGCGAGGCGCGTGCCGCGGGTGCGTAACCACCAGCTCCTTGTCCCCGTAGGGTGACTGAATATAGTGCAGGTCTTGCAGGTCAGACGCGGTGTAGGGAGTGGTGAGCGGGGCCTGATCCTCGGTGGCCACCACGCCATTAGCGAAGATGCCGAATCGCTCCACGCGGAAGTGCGGCGTGCTCCACTTCTCCTCCTCGGACGACTGGGCAGTCAGGGTGATGGTGATGTAGAGATCCCCGGTCCACCCGGAAGTCGGCAGGGCCACGTTCAGCGTGCGCTCACGGATGGTGCCAACGTCGCCACTGAAATTGAAGTTCCACACGTTGGAACCGCCTTCCGTGGTACCGACCTTCACATTGAAAACGTACCCACCTTTCAATGGGCGGTTCGCGGCATAGACGAACCGATAGTCCAGGGTGATAGCGTCGGTTGCGGTGTCGACGTTGACCATCAGCTTCGCCGTGGCAGTGGTGGAGTCGCTGGCCACTTCGTAGTACCTAGCAATCATCACCAGCAAACCAGGCTGCCACCACACGCCCAGGGGCCCCTCGCCGTTGGCGCTGATGTACTGGCCCGGCTCCAGATCCCATGCTGCACTGCGCTGCCCGAATTCGGGATTCGGCACGATCTGCTTGCGGAATGCAATCAGTCCGTCGCTCAGCACTACGTTCTCACCGACACCGGCGCCGATCTCAGTGGTAAGCGTGATCGAGCCGGGGGTGAAGATGGCCAGGCTACGCTCGTTGGCGCGCGTCAGGTACGGGATCACCCGGGCCGCGGTTGCGGAGGCTTCCCCGCCCTCACCGTCGGGCATCATAATCTCGCGCATGAACCGGCTGCCCGGGGCCCTGCGGGCGCTGCCCAGCAGCGTAGGGTAGAAGTTCACCATCTCGATGGCGCCGCGCTTGTAGGCATCGGTATCCGCACGCATCAGCATGCGCCCGGAGATCTCCCCGGCGGAGAAGTCGCGCTGAATGTGGGTGCGGCGGCTGCTCATCGGGAAACCTTCCTCGCATGCTCCTGGCAGGCGGTGAGCCGGTTCACCACGGAATCAGCCTCGCCCGCTATTCGAATAAGAAATTCTTGATCCGCTGCAGAAAGTCCGCCTCGGCGGGCTCCATCATCGCCGGTGCCGGCGGTGGTGGCCTCGGACAGTTGTCGCTGGCAACCCTGGAACCGCTCGCGCAGCCGGAGATTGCCACCGCGCAGATCAGCCAGAGTGGTATCAACCTCCTGGAGGTTCTGCCGCTGGGCGGCGTGCAGCCGCGCCTGGGTGTCGTGCAGTTCATCGGCCCACTTCCTCTCCTGTTCGTTGTGTCGCTTCACCAGCTCGGTTATGGCGTCCGAGGTGGCGGCGCGCTCGGCGTTCCACTGCGCCTGAATGTGATCCTCGCCGGCGCTGTGCCCGATCTCGTATGCGCCCCACAGCAGGGCGGCAATCGCTGCCAGCGCGATACCAATGGCGATCAACGGTGCCTTCATGGCTTGCTCCCGGGCCACTGCCGGCCGCTATCCAGGTAGAACTTCGTGGCGCCAGCCGCAGCGCCCCACACCACATTGATGAACCACTGCTGCGGGTCCGTCGGATCTGGCAAGCCCTGGAACCAGGTAGTGGCCTGCCACACCATGTAGCCGTACCCCACCACCATGGCCCGCGGCACCAGGCGCCACGCGTCCGCCACCTCGGCGGCATCCATCAGCGTCTGCTTGCCAGGCAGGCCGGTCATCCCGCCCACCTCGCATGCCCATCCCGGCTGTCCACATGGGTGAACGAGCGATACTGCCCAAGGCCAGGAACACCCAGCTGCAGGCAATACTCCTGCACCACCTCTGGCGGGACGTTCAGTACCTTGATGTCTGCAGCCCTGCCCAGCAGATGCTGGCTGTTCTCGCTGCCGCCCTCCTTGCGGTTGTGCTCCTCACAGCGGCACCCGCTGGTCACCAGCACAGGCTGCTCGAAGAAGTTGCGCACACGCTCCAGAATGCGGATCAGCTCAGCGTCCACCGTGTTGAAGCCACACCCACAGCGGCAGCGGAACTCGTCGCGGTGGAAATGCTCTGAAAGTTGCCCTGGCTTATTCACCGCAATGCCCCCTTGATCGCCTTCACCAGCGACCCCCAAAACGACGACAGCATGAACGCGATAATCAGCGGCACCGCCCACATGCAGGCGGAGTAGATGATTTTCTTTTTCAGCTCGGCCAGATCCTCCTCGCGGCGAATCAGCACAGCGACGTGGTTGTGATGCTTCGAGTGGATCTCCGGCTCGATCCAGTGCGCACGCTTGCGCTCCGTCATCTCGTCAACGATCATCCTGGCCAGCTTTGCTGCGTCCTTATCTGTCAAGTCATCAGTCATATGGCGTCTACCAGGTGCTCAGCGCGACCCGCTTCCAGGTATCAGTGGCCACGCAGACGTAGAAGTAGTCGGCGTCGTAGGCAGTCTGCCCGGGGCTGCCGGTGTCGCTCGCTGATGCTGGAGCCGTCCCACCAGGGGAGGATCCGGAAATCGCCTCGCCTACCCGCTGCAGCTCGCCGTGGAAGTGGTGATACAACTCCCTGATGTCCCGCGGCCCCGCCTTTTTTGGCTGAAATCCACTCACGATCAGGGCCTCAACGCTACCGTGACGTTCGCCTCATAGGTGTTGGAACCAATCGAGACCGCGAACGAACCGGACGCGCCCGCTGTTTCCAAGATCCCATATCCGACTCTGCACCCGGTATAACCTCCATTTGAATTCCACTGGTCAAGCATGGTGATGTCGACAAGGTTGCCAGAATCGAAGTCACCGATTGCTGCGGTGTTCCCGATACAAATGGACGGCACTATCATGCAGCCGTCGAGCGATGTGGTGACCGATGGAGCCAGGCATGACTTGTTCGCGCCCGTATCCAGCCGAGTATCAAAGGCGTTGATCGGTGAACTGTTCTTCGCGCAACCGCGCCACGCAGTAATAGTTGCCATTGTCCACCAACCAGACGCAGGCACACTGACCGCGGAAGGCTCATCCGCTACGGCACGCTTCCAATATACGGTTTGCCTTCTCATTAAATTGCTGCTTCCAACTACCGTCGCAATTTCCTCCCAGCCCTCTGGGAGAGTAGGCATTGACCATGTGCCCCTGCCGGTACATAGGTGCAGGAGCAGGATGTCGTCCTCCTGGGTATCAATCGGGATTGTCGCCGACGTTCCACCAGATTCTGATGCCTTACCGGTGACCCCGACGCCAACAAAGGTAATCTCTGTGGGGCTGGCCGAGCCACCGTCAAACCAGAACTGGTATTCACGGTCGCGCAGCGAGCCGACATACCCAAGCGACCCGAGGTAAGCGAACCAGTCATCCACAAACGAGCCGGTTTCCGAGCCGCCAAGCTGCAGCGCCAGGAACTCCGCCCATGCGTCCCGAATTGCGCCCGACGTGGCGCCGCCAGCCTGCAGCCACTGCAGGGTCATATCGCTCATGGAGCCAGTGAATCCCTGGCTCCGGAGCGCGGCGAATTTCAGGTCGACAAGGGTGGACATGGGTTACTCAGGCGTGTTGTCGAAGGTCGCGGTGCTGATGTCCACGTCCTGGGCCTCGCCGGCAATGGCCTGAATGTGCACCACCCACTCGTCAGCCGTGTTGCGGCTGTGCCAGGCGCGCGCGCCAGTCAGGTTGTCGTTCAGCTCGGCGATGAAGGCATCCATCAGGCCCTTCTGGTCCTGGACCGCGGTCGTCGTCAGCGTGATGGCTGCAGAGGCATCGACGTTGCCGCCCTCGGCATCCAGCACCGCCACGGTCAGAGACATGACGGTACCGATCGGGAACGATGAATTGCCGTCCATCTTCACGAGGGACATTGCAGAGCGCGAGACGTTGCCGTCCGCCTGCTTGATTGCGTGTGAAACTGCCATTACTTGGCCTCCTCGAGAAGCAGCTCGACCAGCCGCTTATAGGTCCGGTGCAGGAAGTGCGACTTGTCACCGGTGAGCACACCAGAGTCGACGTACAGGGAAATCAGCGCCGTCGTGTGCCCGGTGGTAACGATGTCGTTGTCAGCCCCGCCCGGGGTGATCGAGAACACAGTGTCGGCGGTATAATCCTTGATGTACGACTTGGCGAAGCGGAACAGCTTTTCCAGGTCACCGACAATCTGCTGGGGATTGGACAGGCTGATCGCACTGCCCAGTTTGATGGCCACCTCGTTGGCGCCCAGGGTGATGGCCCCGGTACCGACAGTGGCGTCCTTCTTCGGTTTCGATACACCCAGCTGAATGTGGGTGTCTGCTGCTAGCGCCATCCTTCACCTCCTTGGGCTACTTCCGGCAGGGGTAGGCCGGGGATTACTCCCCGGGGTTTTCGTGCTTGGCTTTGGCTTCCAGCAGGGCCTCGATGACCTTCTCCTTGGAGTTGCCCTTGATGCCGTGTGGATCGGCAATCTCGCGCAGGCCAGCCATACCGGATTCGGTGGCAACCGCCTGCAGGGATTCCTCGGTGAAGTCAAAGGTAGGCTCGACCGGCTTGGGCTCCGCTGCCTTCTTCTTCGCGCCGGGCATGAACGACTCCACGCACTCACGCTTGATCTGCAGCCGTGCAGAGATCTCGCCCGCATCCAGGCCAGCATGGGCCAGCTCGGCGATGCGGTTCCGGTCTTTGAAATTCGCGCCATGTTTCATGGTCGGTTCTCCTGAAAAAGCCCCGCCATCACTGGTTAGAGATCAGGCGGGGTGGGTCAACCTCAAATGGTCTCGGACAGGTGGATGCGGACCAGCTGCTCGTCCTCGACGCGGATAGCGCCCCACTCGCCAGAGGTGTAGATGCGCCATGCAAAGCTGATGCTCGGGTCAGGCGCCACGTCCACGGTGATGTCGCGGTTCATCTGCAGGCCCAGGGCGCGGTGAGTCATGGCGAAGCAGTCGACCTCGCCAGCAGAGGGCGCCAGCAGGCGGGTGGACACGATCCAGGTGAAGCCCATCCAGTTGTCGACGTAACCCCTCATCAGCGCATCGCGCGTGCTGTAATCGCGGCTGGTGGCCTCGGTCAGCTGCAGGAGCTTCCGCTGCTGTGCAGGGGAAATCACCATCACTTTTGGCTCGTCCGGGTCGATGTCGTTGAGCAGGAACTTCTCCGACACCTCGGTCACGATGTCGAAGGTGATGGCGGAAGAACCGTCACCGACCGTCTGGCCAGCGAGGAACGACACGACGTTACCGGCGCCGTCGCGGGAGTCGCCGGTAGCAGCTGCGATGATCTCGTCATCCTGGGCGCGCTTCATGGCCATACCGTGGGCCATCGAATAGTTGGACTTCGGGTCCGCCAGGGCGCGGGTCAGGTCTTTCTTCTCGACCACATCACCGATGTCATACTCGACCGGGATGGACTTCCGGCGGCTGGCGGCAGTCTCGTTGTCCGGGGTCGGAGTCTTGCGGGTGGTTTTCTTCTGGCCATCGTTGGCGGCCATGCGGTCGAAGTTGTGCGCTTCGCCACCGTCGCTGACTTCCTGGACGAAGCGGCGGAGGCGGGAGTTAGATTGCTGGGCGAGATGCCGGACACGGCTCTCGAACTTCTCGACGTAGATATTTTCAAAGGCGGCTGACATGGCCGAATCTCCTTACACGAAATTGAAAGTTCCATTCCGTCTAAGGCGACCCGGCAACCGGACCTTCTGACTTGTCAGTTTCACGCCATGACCAGGGCGGTTTGTGGTATTGCTGGGGACCGTTACCGGCGATCCAACCACTTGTGACCTCAAATTCTAGAACCCGCGCAAGCAGGGTCAAGAATTTTATGCTGGGTCAGCCGACGTAGCGCATCAGCTCCGGCGGCGGCTTCCGGCCGCGGGCCATGTGCTCGTAGGCTTCCTGCTTCTTGTCCAGGATCGCCATTTCTTCCGAGCTGGGCGGATTGTCGCGGTCGAACATGCGGTTCACGATCTCGGCCACGCGCGCCTTCGCTTCCTCGGGCGCGACCATTACAGGGTCATGCCCGCTTTGCTGCTGGTGGAACTGGCCGTCCTCGTTGCTCACGGCGTCAGCCAGGGAGTGCAGCCAGCGCACCTGTTCCGCCGGCAGGTTCCCGGCCTCCAGAGCCTCCAGGACATACTGCGGGGTGGCGCTGTTGGTCTTGAGGAACGCCCCGATCTGCTCCACGCGCTCGTCGTAGGCGGCGCCCCACTCACCCTTGAGGGCCGCGATGGCCTCCTGGTGCTGGGTAGCGGCCTGCTCCCGGGCACTGGTGTCCGCCTCGTTCCAGTTGGCCAGGTAGTCGGCGAACTGCTTCTGCGTCATGTTCGCCTTGTGGGCAATGGCCTTGAGCTGGCCCAGCTGCTCGCCGTCCATCTCCACGCCATCCGGGGCCTTGTAGTCCTCGGCCTTGTCCGGGCGGCCCAGCTTGGCGAAGGTCTGGTTCAGGCTGTCGGGATCTTCCAGGTTCGGCGTCGGCATCAGGCCTGGCACCTTCTCCATCAGGCGCTCGTTGAACTTGCGCAGATCCTCCTCGCCAGCGTCAGGCCCGGGGATGCGCAGGGAGTTGCCCATATACTGGGCCGCGTCGTTCAGGTCGGCCACCACCTGGGAGAGCGGCTTCGCCTTGCCGTCCTCGCCCGGCTTGATGAACGAGGCGGAGCGCAACTCCTCGGGAATAGACTCCAGCCAGTTGTCGCCACCACCGGCGCCACCGCCCTGGCCACCCTGGCCACCCTGGCCGCCCTGGCCGCCGCTATTGTTCGGATCGTCAGCCATGCTTCGCTGCCTCCTTCATGGTTTTCAGGTACTCGACCAGCTCGTGCTGGCCGACGTTGTAGGCCATCGCGTTCGGGTTCTCGTCATACAGCCGACCGCGCTGGAAGGTCTCCTCCAGCACCTCGAGGAAGGCCTGCCCGGTCTCGTTGTCCAGGGCGCGGGAGATCACCTCGGCCTTCTGCTTGAGCTTGTCGCGCCAGTCCTGCTTTTCAGCCATTCATTGCCTCCTGGCCACGGCCTGCTGCTTCCTGAGCCCGGCCCTGCTGCTCTGCCAGGGCGGCCGCTTCCATCTCGCGGCGCAGCTCCTGGCGGCTGGTGCGGTCGGACTTCACGTCCTTCTCGTCGCGGATCACCTCGGCGGGCACACTCATGCGGCGGCCCATGCGGCGCACGGCCTTGTCCACGTCGATGTTGTCCATGGGGTTCTGGTCGCTGCCACCATCCGCCACCAGCTGCGCCAGCTGCGCACCGAAGGACACGAACCGCTCGATGACGCCGGCCTCCTCCATGCGCTGGGCGCGGGCCATGGGGCCCAGGTATTCCACGTCGAAGGTCGCGGCCATCTCCATCACCTTGGCGGGCGGGTCCGGCAGCTGGCGCTCGCGGGCCAGCATGCGGAAGGCCCGGCCGATGATCGGGTTCAGCAGATCGTTCTGGATGCGGCCCAGGGTCGGGCCCAGCATCTGCAGCACCTCCTCCTGCATGCGCGCCACCTCGTAGGCGGTGCGCTCCTTGCTGTCCAGCAGCAGGTTCTGCAGGCCTGGCACATAGAAATGGCGGTCGATCGCGTTCTGCAGGCGCTCCATGCGCGCGAAGGTGTCGCGGGTGGAGTTGCTGGGATACAGCTCCTTGATGCCCTCAATGCTGCGCACCACGGAGATCCCACCGGCCCTGATGTCCAGGTCGGCGAACAGGGCGCGCTCCTCGGCCAGCAGGGGCGGGTCGACTTCCTTCTCGCCACGCACCAGATCCTGCTTTACCAACTGGTTCAGGGTCTTGATGTCGCCCATGGCCAGCATGCCCGGAGAGTTGCCCCAGGCAGACTCGCTGGTCTTGCGCCAGCGCGGGATATACGCGGGCATCTCGTAGTAGCCGCCCGGCTTGCCCAGCATGGCCTTGTCGTCGTGCAGCAGGTAGCAGTATTCCCACGGCCGGCGGGAGGGGGAAACCTTCTCGCCAATCGGGATGATGCGATTGTTCCGCGGGTAGATGCAGAAGATCACGCGCTGCTTCTCGGTGCGCCCGGCCTCCTCCAGCTTCTTGATCCGATCCGGCACATTGTTACCGAACTTGCTGATGATCTGCGCCGGGGTCCACATCAGCTCGCGGTAGAACCGCTGCACACGGCCTAGGAAATCCTCCTCAAAGAACACCTCCTTCAACGGCACCGCGGAGAACAGCAGGCCGTTCCACTGCCCGGTGGGCCCGGGGAACTCCTCCATGGTGATGCAGGCGGTGCCGAAGCCAGCGAGATCCTGATAGGTCTCGTTGATCTCCAGGTCCAAGTTGCTGTCGCGCAGGGCGTTGTAGGTCAGGTCCGAACACTGGCTGAGCCATTCCGCGGACACGCGGTCCTCGTTCAGCTTGTCCTCGCGGAACTTCATGTCGAACCAGCGCACAGAGGGGCTGGTGACCGCGCCGTGGATCTTGGCGGCAAGCAGCTGGTGCGCATGCACTGCAGTGGAGTCGAAGTCGTTGCCGAAGCGGGTCCACTCGATGCTGGTCTCGCCGGTGGTATCCCGCTGGAACTTGCCCCGGTAGGGCGTGACGTACCGCTCCAGGTCATCCCACTGGGATTCAACTGTGTGGCGGTCGCTTTTTATCTGGTCGAATCGCTGGACCAGATCTGTCTCGATAGTCATAAACTGCGCGTCTCCCGACGTGGCAGGTCTATTGATACCGGGTTACTGCACGAGAGTGAACATTTTTATGCTGGATTGCCGTCAGAAATGCCGCTTCACGTTCACCGGCGGGCTGAAATTGCCGGAGGACACCACAACTGGGGTGCGTTCTGCCGCCATGATGACAGCATCCGCGTAGTCGGTGGACCGGCCCAGGCGACTGATGATGTCGTCCTTGTCCTCGATCTTCACGCCGTTGGCCCGCATCTTGTAGCGCGGGGCGCACAGCTCGGCCTTGAGGCGCTGATTGCGCGGCAGCGCGACGTTGCGGCCGTTCGCCGGGTTCAGCAGGTCGCGGAACTGCCACCAGAGCCTGGCGCGCTCGTTCACGAATTTCAGGGTCCCGGACCAGTCGGTCTGCTTGTTGGTGTGCAGGGCCACGTTCACCGGAATGCACCGGTTCTCGATGTAGGCCACCAGGTGGTCGACGGCGCTGGCACCAATGCCGATCACGTCGACGTGCACCGGGCAGCGCGACTCGCCGACCAGCTCCACCACCTTAGCGCACACGTCTCCGCCTGACTTCATTACATGGCCCGGGAATACCTGCAGCTCGTGGTAGTGCCAGTCCTCGCGCATGGCGATCACGGTGTCGTCCCGGCCGCCACGCGAGGGGTCCACGCCGGTGCTGGTGATGCGCTGGGGCACAAACTCGCGCTCCTCCCAGCGGCGCATGGCCAGCTCCACCCACTCCGAGGGGCACACCTGCCACTCGTCATCATCCTGGCCGGCGGTGAAGTCGCCATAGAGCATCTGGCTGCGCAGTGGCTCGGGCATCGCCTGCAGGGTGGCGACGTAGCCGGTGTCGCGCAGGTAGGCGTTGTCAGTGACCCGGGCCGGGATGAAGGTGCGGGACTGCGGGATGATGCGCTCGCCGTTGTGGTCGAATGGCTCGGGGCCGTCGACAATGACCTCCTTGCCGTCCAGCGCCGCATACCACAGCAGCTCGCCCGGGGGATACGGATACAGCGGGTGGTGCTTGTCCAGCCAGGGCGCGAACCACTCGATCAGCCAGGCGCCCTCGGCACTGGTGGGCGGGTTGGAGCACAGCAGGGTGCGGCACCGCTGATTAGGGACCGTGGAGCGCACCCAGCCCTTGAGGAAGTGCACCTGACCCTCGAGCATGTTGGCTGCCTCGTCCACCACCAGCAGGTCGCGGGCCCGGCCCTGATACTTTGTCTCGTCGCCAGGGTGCGGAGTGGAGCCCAGCACGATCTTGCGCTGCACGCCGTCCCAGGGGCGCAGGCGGAATATCTTGTCCTGCCCATTGAAGCCATCCCGACCACCGTTGACCATGGCAATCTCGTCCACCACGGCGCCCAGCTGGGTGGCCTCCCGGCGGATGAACAGGGTTTCCCGGTGCTCGCAGAACGCCAGCCCCACGGCCAGCGCGGTCTTGCCACCGCCGGCAGCGCCACCGTACAGCACCAGGTCGGCCTCGCTGTCGTATGCGAGAGACTGCGGGCCATCCTGGGGGAACCATGGGGTGTTTTCAGCGAACCACAGCAGCTGCTGGTCAGTGAGTGCTGCTGTCATCTTTGGCCACATAGATTTTCCGGTAGCGGGCCATTCTCCTCTGGTGGCGCGCCTCAGCTTCCCGGGTTATGCGATCAATTCGTCGGCGCTCCTCCAGCTCGGGATCGCGCAGTAACTCTGCTCGCCTCGCGTAGCCAAGCTGGTACAGCCGATCACAAAACCGCTTTAACGATGATTTAGTGAGTGACACGCGACTCCCCCCGCTTCTTCCGCAGCTCGCGGATCAGCTGCTTGTCCTCGGCCGGCACCTCGGTGTGCTCAATGGTGCCGGTGTGATTGTGATTGTGGTCATGGCGCTCAGCGAAGGCACCGACACTGATGTGCTTGCCCAGCAGCTCCAGGCGCCGGATCCGGTCGGCCAGCTTCACCTTGACGATCTCGCCCACCTGCTCGCGGTCCTCGCCCTTGCCGGCAAACACGCGCTCCACGTCGATGCCAGCCACCAGGCCCTGCCGCCAGATCTTCGGCCACTTGCGGATAGGCAGTACGTTGCCATCATCATCCACGATGTCGGCCAGGTCGGCCTCGGATTCATTGAGCAGTCGCTTGAGCAGGTAGTCGGCATCGGCCTCGACTCGCTCGATGCGCTCCTTGTTCAGCTCGGCGATACGCGCCTGAATGTTAGGTTTTGCTAGGTTCTCGCAGCCACTGGCGCGAGCCTGCTTGTACCCTGCCCGACGTGCCGCCTCGGTCGCATTGAACTCGCAGGCCAGGTACTCCCGGCAGAACATCTCCTGCTTGTCGGTGAGGTCGCTCACAGCATGCGCCTCGTTTTCACCTGGCCCAGCCGCTGCTCCCGGGGCACCTCGCGCTTCGGTGCGCTCAGGCCTGGGATATTCTCCGGCAGGGGTATCTCGATCACATAGGGCTCCTTGCGCTGCAGCCAGTCCATGGGCTGGGGGCCGAAGCCGAACTCGTGGGGCATGAAGTCAGCCTGATGCTGGCGGTTTGCCAGTCGCATGGCGTCCGGGATCTCCAGGCGGGCCAGATCACCCTCCAGGGTCACCGTGGCCACCAGACTGCCGTGGCGGATGGCGCGCACCTGGCGCTCGTCAATGCAGGCCCAGTCGTCGTCAGCATCACCGTTGAACACTTCGGCCATGGTACCCATGCCCAGGGTCTCCCGGCAGAGTGTGTTCAGGGCGGCCGCAGCCTTGCGCCTGGCGATCAGGACTGGAGTTGCTGGAGTGTGCGCACGCACCGGCGGTAATCCTCTTTCCGATCCTTGAGTTTGTAGGTGCAGCCGATAGCCTTGCTGGGCTCGGGGCCGATGGCCTCGATTGCCTTGCGGATGGTATCAGGCCTGGCCACCTCGACACCGAGGCCGCGGGCTATCTCCGCTGCCGTTGGTTCACGGCCGTGCTTCCTGCGAAAATGACTCTGGTATCCATGCAGTCTCTCAATGTACGCCACGGTCCACCTCCAGGTGATCCACTGTCAATAATCTTTCCCTGCACTTTGCAGGGCCATGCCAGCCACAGGACTGGCACCACCAGGCCCGGACTACCATTCCCTCCTCGGCACTGATGCAGGCAGTCAGCTGCCCCAGGCACCAGTCACACGTCATCGCGCTTCACTCCCTGAGTTGTGTTGTGCCACAGCAGGCACTCGTCGCAGCGGTAGGGGCGGCCCGGGTAGCCGGTGCTCTCCAGGAACATGCGCGCCCCCCGCTCCGTATTGAATTTTCGTTTCTTCGAGCACATGAGAAACCCTCGCCGATGGATACGTTCGCGGAGATCTTGCTGGGCCTGGTCGACCTTGGAGAACTTCGCGTACTTGTTACCCATCACAGCCCCCGCAGTTTCCGGTAGTGCTTTTCCCGGCGCAGGAATATCCGGGTTATTCGCTCGAAGTCTTTGGCCCGGTACTGCTTCGGTGGGTGCGGGCCCTTGAGCATGGCCACACGCTCCGCCCCAATCCTGGCAATCAGGCCCTGCTCGTACATGGCGTCGACGCTGTTGCGGTAATACTGCTTCTGCTGCGCGCCGGAATTCGATACGGCACATTGCTTGTGGATATTCCAGGTGTTGTAACGCAGCTCGGGTGCCTTCCCGACACCCTGGAAGTGACCCGCGTGCCAGCCATACAGTGTGTTCGGGCAGCCGTGGCCGTGAACGATGCAGGGCTTGAAGTGGTCGCGCACCAGGATGAACGCATTGACTGCATCCTGGGCGCGCCGTGCCGGTCCCTTCTTGTCCCGTATGGTGGCCTTGCGCTGCCGCTCCTGGGCCCGGAACTCCCGCGCCTCCCGGGACCACTTGCGCCTTTCCGCCTGGCGCTTCTTCTCCTGCTTGTGGCGGGACAGCTCCAGACCACAGTCGATGCTGCACACCCGGTGGAGGCCGACCACAAGCATCTCCTCCCGCGGCTTCCGGACGCTGCAGCTCGGGCCGCCGCACACGCGAGTCCTGGCCATCAGGCCACCCTCCTCGCGTTGACCTCAGCCTCCAGATCCAGCAGCTCCTCGTTGTAGGTCGGCGGGATCTGGATATGCCAGTAGTTCCACACGAACTGCTTGATGCTGTTGACGTAGACCGAGAAGCAGCGTTTCTCCTGCTCCTCGGTTTTGGCGTGCTTCACCAGCTCGGTGGTGGAGTAACAGAGCTTGCGGGTGCGGCGCTCGCCGGTCCTGGGGTGGGTCCGCACGATCTCGCCGTAGCAGAGGAACATTTCCTTGAACATCTCGTGCAGGAGATCCTTGGTGTAGGGGTACTCGCGGCCCTCGTCGTCGGTGATGACGATTCCGCCATCCGCCAGCTGCTTCTCGATATTCAGGTACAGCCACCCCCACAGGTAGCGGTTCGCCAGCTCCGATCGCTTCACGGTGTACGGCTGCATGGTGACCAGCCACTCCTCGCCTTCCTGCATGGGCACCTGGGTGATGGCGTTGGCCGCCCGCCAGGCATCACGAGGGGTTTTGCAGAGCACGCGCACGTCGTTCATGTCTCGCCCTCAGCCGCTGGATCTCCAGCATCGTTCGCACAATCGGCAGCAGGTTCTCCGGAACCTCGGCCATCCTGGATTTCACCCACTGTCTGTCTCCCCTTCCGGACCAGATCAGAGCCGCCCAGCCACGGGCGGTAGATGGCGTTAAATTCGTCATCGGTAATCCCCTGCCCAAGATCCCACTCCCTCTCGGTGAGGATCACATCGCCGACCCGGATCATGCCGCCAGCACCTCGTCGCTGACCGACTTGCGCCGGGTGAACATACCCACCAGATCCGGCTCGCGCTTCTCGATCAGCCGCGAGTAGTAAGCCCGATAGTTGTTGTTGAGCTTGAATGGCTCGCTGGTGTCAGCCAGCCAGTATTCCCAGCGCAGCACCTCGAACAGCATGCCGATGCCGATGCGGTGCCGGCCCGCGGCCTTGAGTTGTCGCGCCATGGCAACCAGGCGGCGGTACACGCCGGGATTGTCCCGGTGGTACTGCCAGAAACCCTCGGTCATATCCGCAGGCAGGTCGCCAAAGTCGATGTCGAGTTGGTCAGTCATGGGGGACCTCACCTTCGCGGGCTACAAGAATTAGGCTCTCGTCCGATCTCTCGGCATTTCGGAATGACGATACGGGGCTCTCGCGCAAAGCGGTTTGACGAACCCAGCCGCCGCGGCAGTCGTAGAAGCTCCCGGCGAACAACTGCGCATCCAGCGGCTTGTCGCGCAGAGTCGAGAGCGCGTTTTTCTCGAATTCGCTCTCCGGAGTGATGACCAACTGCACCAGGCCGTCCTCGATGTAGATTGCGGTTTTCATGCGGTCACCTCGCCCAGCTGGTGTCGGAAAGATCTTCGGCGCACCCATTGCCAGTAACCCTCACTCCGCCATCGAAATACTGGCCTCGCTCGGAAAGAAACTTCTGAGCCATCTGTGTTTTCATCTGCCCATCCAGCCAGCCAACATCAGTCAGTTCGTCCAGCACGGTCATTTGCTTGACGGTGATATTCGCCGTCTGCGCTGGGGCCTCCCGACTCACGGAACCAAGATCATCGAAATCAAACACGGTGGTATTTCCCCTCGGCTACTTTTGCGAAATTGGATGGCTTGGTAAGCCACTCAAGGTCTGCGCGGAACGGGGGACGATCGCCGGACCCAGGCTTTCGCCCCATCAGGAAATCGGAGCGGCTGACAGCCATGAAGTACCGCTCCCATTG